GTGTAATTGGTAGCACGATGGTCTCCAAAACCATTAGTGAAAGTTCAAATCTTTCATCCTTCGCCTTGTCCTTTTAGCTCAGTGGAATAGAGCAGTAGGCTACGAACCTATGTGTCGGGAGTTCGAATCTCTCAAAGGACGCTTGACTATCTTTTATAGATAGTCTATACTTGATACATGGAAAGTTGACCGAGTGGTTTATGGTGATAGTCTTGAAAACTATTGAGGTTAATATCCTCCCAGGGTTCGAATCCCTGACTTTCCTTCAGGGAGATTAGCTCAGCGGTAGTAGCGTCTGCTTTACACGCAGAATGTCACTGGTTCAAATCCAGTATCTCCCATAAAGTTCAAATCATATAAATAGATTTGAACTTTAACAAAATGCTATGCCTGCCAAAGATATGAAAACATACCAAAAAGAATGGTATGAAAAAAAGAAAGATTCTGGATTTGATGTTGCTGCTCAATCAAAAATTGCTAGACAACGGAAAAGAGAATGGTATAATACCATTATGTCAGATAAATCTTGTGGCAGATGTGGAGAAAGTGATAATGCTTGTTTAGACTGGCATCACATTGACCCATCACAAAAAGAGGCATCAGTAGGATATATGCTATGTAATAATAGCAAAAAAACAATTATGGAAGAAATACAAAAATGTATTTGTCTGTGTTCTAATTGTCACAGAAAACTCCATTACTATAACCGGGATTAGCGCAGTTTGGTTAGCGCATCTGCTTTGGGAGCAGAGGGTCGCAGGTTCGAATCCTGCATCTCGGACTCGGAGACTATAAATATCTCCAAAATCTACATTATTCTTTTTATGTCTCTTATTTCACAACAAGACCGAGAACTTGCTATTGAAGCATTAGATTTTTACCTCTTCAATAAAAAATTTGATTTTACTGAAGCAAAAAGAGCAGAAGTAAATGCTCTTCTTAATTGGATTAAAATAGAGAAATCTAAACATGAACATTAAACTCTGGTATTGCCCATCAATGAAACAATGGCGTTGGACTTTAACTGATGATTCTAGACCAATCATCAAACAAGAGTCAGGACAACGACCAGATTTAAGAGATGCTATGAATGATGTAGCAAATACAGTTGAGTTTATGTTAGAACATAAACTTTAAACTTTTTATATTCCCCTGTAGTTCAGTGGTAGAACTCAAAACTGTTAATTTTGCTGTCTCTGGTTCGAATCCAGACGGGGGAGTTTGAGTGTATTAAATGCACTCATTATGGGGTTATAGCTCAATTGGTAGAGCACTTGATTTGCATTCAAGAGGTTTCGAGTTCGAGACTCGATAACTCCATTGTCCAAGAGGGTGAGAAGTCTAATGTTTCGGACGGGGTTTCGATTACCCCCATCTCCATTACTCGGGGATGCCAGGTTTCGACGGGGCATAAAGGTCTTATCTGTTGACGGGACAAGTCCATAAACGCAAACAACATTGTTGCTTTCTCTCGTCAAACAGTTTCTGTTTGAACTAAACGAGTGAGGGGGTTATAAGTTTCCTTCTTACCCAAAACTTACAAGGAGGTGTAATGCCTCCTATTTTTGTGCCTTGTGCCACTATAAAGACTGGCACATAAAACTTCCAATTCACTAAAAGGGATGCTATAATTACGGAGTAATCAAAAAAATTAAATGAACGATCAATCTGTTTTTGAAAATTATCAATATCGTGTTGATAATTTGTATAACATTTATAAAACAGATGGTGCTCGTAAATGTGCTAATGAGTCTGGTGCTGTTTTTGAGAACTTTGTGGATGATGTAGTAACTCATATTCCTCATTTGAAATCTCTTAAAAATGATTATCTCACAGTAGAATGTGATGGTGAGATAATGGAAAATGTGCAAGTTGATCGTCACATTAGGCGTGTAGTTGATAATGCCATTCGTATTGTTGTAGAATCTAAAACTTATCTAGATGCTTGCTATTGTAAACGTGCTATGATAGATTTCATGGAAATTGCAGAATCTCCTGAAGTTTCTGCTGATGTTGAATTTGTGATTGTTACTGGGCAAGTTACTATTGCTAAAAAGACTTTTGATTATTATCAAGCAGTTTGTAAAAAACATACTGGTAGAAATTTCAAAGTTTTTGTTATCAATGAGGAGAAGAAACGTAATAGTAATCGACCTTTATATAAAGAAAAGTTCACCCTTGATCGTGAAGTAGTACAGGAGTTTTATGATTACGTTGCATCATTCTGATATGTTTAATACTTTGGGGCAAATTGAACCCCAAAGTATTGATTTGTTGCTTACTGACTTTCCTTATGGAACTTTGAATAAAAGTCGTAATGAATGGGATAGAGTAATTGATTATGATGAGTTTTGGTATTATATTAAAATTATTTGTAAACCAAATGCTGCTATTATTTCTACAGCAGCACAACCATTTACATCTGTTCTTATTTCCACTAACTATGCGTGGTTTAAGTATTGTCTTGTGTGGGAAAAGTCAAAGGCAACTGGATATTTGAATGCTAAAAAGCAACCAATGAGAGCACATGAAGATATTGTAGTTTTTTATAATAAACAACCAACTTACAATCCTCAAATGACTGTAGGAAAACCTTATGATAAAGGAACTGCAATTCGTGATGCTGAACAATATGGTAAGCAAACTAAAGCAGTTCATGTAAAAAATGAAGAGGGAACTAGATATCCAAGAAGTGTTTTGTATTTTAAAACAGCAGAAGATGAGGGAAAATATCATCCAACACAAAAACCAATTGCTTTGTATGAATATCTAATTAAAACATATTCAAATGAAGGAGATACTGTTTTAGATCCTTGTATGGGATCTGGAACTACTGGTGTTGCATGTATGAATACAAATAGAAATTTTATTGGAATTGAAAAAGAAAAGAATTACTATAAAATTGCAGAGCAACGAATTTCAACCACTGTGCCACTTGACGAACCGTCCACTCCACTCTCCAATGCCCTTGCGGATCTGCTATAATTACAGAGTAATCAAACAAACGCAATGGCAACTCGTTCTCGCATCGGTTTAGAACTCTCTGATGGTTCTATTCTGTCTGTTTATCATCATTGGAATGGTTATCCTGAATGGTTGGGACGTATTCTGCAAACTCACTACAACGCAAAATCTCTTGCTGAAGAACTGATTGATGGTGGTGATATGAGTCTTTGTTGGACTGATGAACGTTGGGATGATAGTGGTGTGAAAGGTGTTTATGGTCCTCAATACTATTCTCAACGTGGTGATGATTCTCCTCCTCGTTTGGATAAGGATATGGATGAGTTCTTTGCTGATGGTGAAGAATACTCTTACATCTTCCGTAATGGCAACTGGTATGCTTATGATATGCATCAGTTTGAAGATATGGTAGCACCTGAACCTGTTGAAATTCCCTCTGGAGCACTTGCTGTATGATGAAGAAATTACTTTTACTTCTTCCACTTACATTGTTTTCTGTTCCAGTATCCGTACAGGCACAACAAATGAATAGTTATGGTGTCTGTAGGCAATATCAAGAAATGTATATTCCTGGTGGTTATGATTCTTACGGCAATTATATTTCAGGTAGAGTTCGGACTCAATCCTATAATGTTCCTTGCAATCAGGTAAGTGGTGGTAACTGGAGTCCACCAGTGTATCAACAACCAGTATATCAACAACCAGTGTATCAACAGCGTCAAAGAATCTGTAATCCTATTGCTGGTGCTGCAATGGGAGGAGGATTGGCAGAAGCACTATCTGGTGGAAATGGATATAGATACAACTCAAATTATAGTCGTGACCGTTATTCAGGTAGTTACAATTATTCTTATCGCAATTATAGTAGTAATGGTTGGTCTTTATTTGGTGCGGGACTCGGTGCTTTAATGTTCAGTTGCTAATTATTAATTATGATGACTAAAATCAAACGTAAAATGGTGAATGTTGAACCTGTTTCTTCTAAAGCAAAGAATAGGTTTGCAAACATTATGGATAATCTTCACGGATGCCACGTAGAACAAGAAAAAGGTGATATGATGTTTCTTGCCTCTCTCAACAAGAAATATTTTATGTGGTTGCCTAAAGATGGAAATAAACATTGGAGGATTTTGACTAAATGATGGTAGAATTAAACAAAGCGGAGATTGATGCTATTCTTTCTTCACTTCAATTGCTTTCTAAACAAAACCAAGTGATTGTGGAAGATTGCCTTTCAATTTCTATCAATCAGTTGTATAATAAACTCACAAGCATTCAAGAACAACTTTATTATTCTCGGTAATTTCAAATGACTTACAACGCCACTGTTCGCCTTTCTTACATCAACGACACGGAAACATCTCACAATAAGTATTTTCCCGAAATCGTTGATAAGCAGACGATTACTATTGAAGCACCTGCACAAGACTTGAATGTGTGGCAGCATTTTGAACTCTTCAAGGGTTTTCTTCGTGCTATTGGATTTGCCGAGTATAGCATTATGGATGCTGCTTGTCGTACTGCCTTTAATGATAGTAATGATGAAGCACAGATGAAGAAACTTGCTGATGAGTATGAACTCTTTCTTGCCGAAGATCACCACAAAAAAATTAGGCAACTTGAAAAAGAACAAGAAGAAGATATTGCAACACTGAAAGCAGAAATCAATGAACTTAAAGCAAAACTTGGTGAGGTTCTTCCAGAGCAATATAATTCTTGGGGCAAGTTAGTTCCTGGTTCTCCTGAAGCAGTTGCTAATTCGTGTACTTGTCCAATCCTTGATAACCAAGAGATGCCCAATCATAAAAAGTGGGTGAATGGTGATTGTCCTCTACACGGTACAGCAAAATGACATATGAAGTTCAAACTTATGATGCCACAGACAACACTGTGTATTATGAGACTGTAGAAGATGCAATTGATTATGAGGATGCTCGTGATGTAATTGCCGAGAAGTATCCAAATCGTAAAGTTCTTGCTGTGATTGGAAGGAAGACACTTGACGAACTGGCACAAGGACTTCCCAAAATCCCACAGGATGCCCTATAATACTCATATACGCAATTCGCAAACAGCAAATGGCACTTTCTATTGATGAACTCTTTGAAATGGTTACGAAAATTATTGCGGAACCTCATTCTCAAATTGTTGAACACGACAAACGCCGTGCTATTCAGGTATTTCTTGGATTTGATGATTACCTGATTGATTCTCTGCCTGGTTATTGTGAGGAAGGTTGTGAGATTGATTTTGGTGGTTATGCTGCTGGTGTTCTTGATGAACTGGAGGGGAAATGAAAAAGTGGTTTGAAGATGCTTGGTGGTCTTGGAGATGTTGTATTCATTCTAGATTTGTTGATTATAATGACAACATAGACCGTTGTGCCTTCTTTTGGGAAATCAACTATGGTTGGTATCAAATGTATTATACTGATGAGAAATTATGAACTTCCCAACATTTATAAACGGTTGGATAATCTCCAATAGATTTCTCCGTTATACTCCATTCTGGTATTGGTTTCGTCTCATCAATCATTCTGATTTTAGAATGGATGATAATGAAAGGAACAAGGACTTCTGGTTAAATTTGAATGAGGGATGGTATGATGAATACATATTCCCTTATGATGATTGGTATAATCCATCATACTCAAATGAAAGACGATTGAGGTTGGCAGAAAAACCACCACAACGCAAAGTACAATTGATATCTTCTCAATATACTGGAGGATATCTTGCTTATGATGATAATGGATTTACTATCTGTTCTCAACCAAACAGAGAGAAAGCAGACAACTGCCTTGAATATTATAAATCAAAATATCCTGATGCAATCATTTATGGGAGTTGGGATGACTGACGAAGAACTGAAAGACCTCAAAAAGATGTTTGAGAACCCTGAAATAATGTATGTTTCACAGGAAGCATATGATAAACTGCAAGAGATGATTGCTGAACCACCAGACCGTGCTATAATGGAGAGTGTTAAAAGATTGATGAACCGCAAAACACCTTGGGATGAAACAAATGACTGAACTTAATCCACTTAAATGGAAGGAAATCTGGGAACAACTTGTTGATGAAGAACATTATGATGTTGGTTCTGTAAATTTTTATCATCTCACAAGTATCTTGGAGGACTTGTATGTGGAAAATCAAGAACTCAAAAGCAGGGTAAAAGCTCTGGAAAAGGATATGGAACTTATTAAATCTTATGCTTGGGAAAAATGACTACTGAAAGAGACCTCACATACGAACTTCTCTATACCAATTATATGGATATGGAGAATGGTGATGATGTAGAAAGTATTGATTATCGTTCTCTTATTCATATTCTTACAGAACTTATGAATAGGATTGAAAAACTGGAGGCAAAATGACTGAACAAGACATTCAACAAATCAAACTTATCATTCAAGCAGAGGCAGAAAATCTTGCCTGTATGTTTGGTGATGGTCCTGATGATGTGTTATATAAGATACAACACATTACAAAACACTATGATAAACTTGATACATTCGTGAGGAACCAAAAATGAGTAATTTTGAATACTACAGAACATTAACTATTGGTGTGATCATTGGTGCTTCTACTGTCATTCTTGCATTTTATATGGTAAAACCAGAACCACAACAACCAGATGCTCCCAAATCAAACTTTGAGGTGGTGGATACTTATTCTTATGAGAATAGAACTTGCTCTGTGATTAGATACACAAATCCTTCAACTACTTGGGTGTATTTGCTTGATTGTAAAGAGGTGAAAAATGACTGAACAATCAAACTGGAAATTTACAATTCCAAAAGAAACACCAATACTTGAAATACATCAACCAAATTGGTATAAGGTTGATGTGGAGAAACTACATTACCAAAGACTTGAAGATGTAGCATATCTTTTTGCTACTATGAATGTTAGTGAAGATTATGAACACTTTGATAAAGTCAAAAAGTTTCTTATCATTCCTGAACCACGCAAGTCATTAGAAGAAATCCAACAAGAACTTGATGAGAAGTTTGAGAAACTGATTGAGAGAACTCATCTTCAATATAGGATTGGGCACAACTGGTTGTATAAGAAAAAAAGATATGAGGAGTTCTGTGAGAAACAGGATGCTGATTTTGAGTATGCGAAAGAGCACGGACATTTTCCAGTCAAACTTGAATTTACTGTTGGAACTGGATTGAGTTGGAATAATCCCACTACTTCCTTTGAGATTAGGTGTGGAACTAATAATGCAGGGTATTATACGATTGGTACTGATAATGTGAGATATTATATGAATAAGAAACCTAACTGGTTGGTGAGGAATTGTGCTAAAATCTTCTTTGACTTTACTTGGAAGGACGGATGAAATACAATAGACCTATGAATGTCTTTGAGAAACTCCAAGCAGGTTGGTGGTGGATTGGTGAATGTTTTGATGAATGGTGCTATACTATGAGAAGTGAAGACGGAGAGTTCTTCAATTACATCCAAAGTGATTATGTTGCTTATGAGGAGGATATGTATTATGAAACTAACTAAATTGATTTTTGATTACTGGAAGATTTGGATGTCTGTTCCAGAAGAAACCAATATCTTTGGTTCATATGATGAGGGTCTTGGATTTTATGATTGGTATTGTATGACTTTCTGGTATGCTCTCAATCACGACTGGTATAAGATGAATAATAAAATGTATGCTTATACTGGTTGTGATGAACCTTATGTAGAACCCAGAGATTTTGAGGACACTCCCTGAACTGGCACAATGACTTCCCAAAGCCCTCTGTGATGCCTTATAATACTCTCATAACCAAAGGAACTCTTATGGCAATTGAAATCACTAATCAAGTTCGTATTCAACAAAACAAAGATTTTTGGTACACAGTAGAAGACACCAATATTGATGTGGGGTGTGATGGTTGTACCATTTCTTATTGGGAGTTTGTAAAAGATACTGGTGACAGACGATTTCAAAACATTTCTATGAACGAAGAAGAAGCACTTGCCGTTGCTGATGCCATCTACAAACTCTTCAAGAAGAACTGATGAAAGACGAAGAACTTCTAAAACTTGCTTCTCATTTTCTCACACTTCATCCTATTGATGAAAACAAACCAGAAAACCTTTTGAAGTTTGCCCGAGCACTTTATGAGGAAGGTTATGATGATGGTTATGATAAAGGTTATGATAATGGATACGATACGATGGTGGAACTCTTGATGGTGAACGATGATGCCTACTCATAAAGAAACCTACGAGTATTGTGAAGAACTGATTGAATGGGAACTCTGTAAAGTGCTTGATACGGCACATCCTTCTAAAAAGAATGAAACACTCACAAAAATCAAAGAGCTTCATAAGCACTTGGAAAACATTCAAAAAATGAAAACCTCTTATCTTTCTGGACGATGACTGAAGAAGAAATCCTACAACTTGCTGAAAAACACTTTAGTTTCATTGCTGAATACACTGCTTCAGGTTGGATTGCTGATACTGAAGACCTCTTGAAGTTTGCCCGAGCACTTTATGAGGAAGGTTTTGATGATGGTTATGATAAAGGTTATGATCATGGAACTCTTGGTGGTGAATGATGATGACTTCTATTCTCCAACAATACACTCTTGAAGATTTCGTCAAATGTCGTAATCAAAAAGAATGGATTTGTGATGAATGTAGAAATTGTGGTGATAGAGATTGTTGCTCTGGAAATCACATAATGTTTAGAGTTCCTAAAACTGATGATTGTCTCTGTTCTATTTGTATGAGTAAATTGAAATGAAACTTTCATATAATCTCAAACAGTTTTGGTTGCGAAGATTGATGTGGAGATGGTGTTTTGATTGGTGGTTTAGAGTAATGTATCCTCACATTTATTATAGTGAATATGGTAAAAGGTATGAGGAATATGTGAGTGATGATGATATGTTGTGGTTTTGGAACTATCTAAACAACTTTGATAATGAGGTATTATGACTTTACTTGAAACACTGAATGAAGTGAGTTGGGATTGGTCTTCAATGGAACAATCTTCCCCACAAACAATTGCTTCTGCTGTTCTTCAACACTTGATTGATGAGCATAGTGAAGTTAGAGGAACTGGACGAGTTGATAAGAAATCTCAAGTAGTATCCGTCAAAACTCTTATGAAACTTATTGAGGAACTGAAATGA